GAAACTGTGTCGGCCTTTGGCAGTATTCGATTTCTTATTTTCTTCCATGCTTCATATGGATATCTCTGGTCGGTCAAAGACGAAGCAAATACCACAAAGAGTGAATAATCGGAATCCTTTGGGAGTGATTTCGTTATAGTACCAGAATTTTGGTTTGAACCAGAGTGCTGTATCGGTCCAGTATTGGAATATGTGTAGTAGTTTCATTTAGTGTGGCTCAGTGGCTTCTGAGAATGGTTATTGGAACCTTTCGGAAGCGCTGGCCGGGATGCGGCGGAAACGCAGAGGAATACGAGAGGTACTAGGAATGGTTTCGCCATAATATGGTGATGCGTTTCGCTGGTTTACTTCGTTATATTATACCAGAGGTTTTTGTAAGTTTCAATGAGGTCCAACCATAGAGCAAGAATGGTTCGGATTGGATGTTCGATAAGGGTGGCAATAGCAATCAGAGTTGCTGGTACTGCCACAAGTATGGTGATGAGTATTCCAAAAATGCCAAAAAATGTAATCATGTTCTTAAAAAGTCAATAATGCCTTGTGCTGTGTTAGAGTGGCGAGTTTTAAAGGAACGGTATTCTTCTAGTTCTTTTTCTAGTTCAAGGATCCGTTTGCGGAGTAAAGAGTTCTGTTCTTCGGTGTTGGGTAAATCTAATTTCAGTTGAGTATCTGGTATGACACCTTCGTAACCAGGATGATACGGTGCTTCGTCTACAAACTTTGTTGTATTGAAAGTGGTCATGTTATTCTCCTATAGTTTCCACACCCATTGGTAACCAGTATATATTCTTTCTTTGCCAATCAAATCCATAAATTGTTTTACATACTCACCTTTGCCAACGGTGTCAAAGTTATCATCAACACAGACCATGGTACCTTCTCTGAGGCACGGCATAATAGCGGTCAATTCAAAGATGTGATGTAGTGATGATGGATGTGGTTTGTTCATGTCAAAGTCAAATGAATCCAAATAGAGTAAGTCAATCTTACGATTCTGTGATACCCATACTTTAGATTGGTTGTATAGAAACTTTACCGAATCGGAACAAGTCAGATTGGCTTTCTTGGCTGTAGAAGCGGCAAACCGAACATTCTCAGAATTAATATCTACTGAATAGAATTCACCACCATGATAGTCAATGAAAGTATCAAAGATGGTGGTAGACATACCATCACCTTCAAAATTGTTTTCTTGTCTGGCACAACCAGTTTCTACAATCAATGGTTCATGGATTGGCATGACATGATTGAGCATCATGGCAAAAGACGGAGCTCGCTTGGTTGTTTTGTTAACGAGATCCGTCAGATGTTTCGTTTGTTCTTCGGTCATAATGTATAGGTGTGAAAGGTGTATGCTACCAAGATAATAGAAATAATAACTAGTATTACTGTGAGCGTTGTTTCCATAATTCCTCGCAAATTGATTTTTTGTCAGCTAACGATAAACAATCTTCCATAAACTCTTTTTGTTCTTTACTTATCTGTGCCACAACAGGTTGCACAGGTTCAGGTTTTACTTCTACCTTTGGTGGTGGCGTTTCATCAATCACCACAGGCGGTGCAGTTTTGGCAATTACACTTAGAGGTTCAGGTGTGCCTTCTGACCGTGAGAATACAAAGATAATCACAAGCGCAAAGAAACCTGCCAATAAAAATTTCCAATACATTACACAGATAATACCAATACCAATGGCAATTATCGAAAAGATAATAATTGTTTCTAGTCGACCTTGTGTAATGCCTAAGGTCGATAGAATTGTATTATAGTCCATGATTAAGATTTTTTACGTTTAGGATCACAATGAACATTAATTGGTACCAATACTTTACCATGAGGAGTAGTTTGTGTAACATACTCAACATAAGGTTTCATATCAGCATCTTCACATTCACCGACACCACGAATTACATCACGGCGTTCCATTTTTTCTACCTTTTCTGCACCAGCCACAGTCGGTGGGTTTGATGCACAAGCCGGTAGTAATAACAACGGTAATAACATAATAAGATACTTCTTCACTTTAAATCTCCATTAATAAACATAATAAAAATATTATACTACAGGTGAATATAATTAGCAACCAGTCCATCTAATTGTACCATATTCTTTTCGTATAACATTACCACGAGGAAAGTTTTTAGCTGGTGCTTTCCAACTTGCCGCTTTCCATATATCACCAGTATTCAAGTCGATGAATGAATGGCAACTTCTTTGTTTCAAGGACGAACCACTATCGTACCAATGAAAGATTCTGACATACTTATTACCAGCTTCAAAGCCAGTAGTAAAACCTAAATCGTTTTTGTATTCACACCTACTACTATAAAATTGATAGTTGCTCTCAATGTATTTTTGGTATTCTTCGATATGTGGAAGAAGTTTTAAAAGTTTTTCACCTGATTTCGTCATAATTAATCCTCAAATTGCCAACCTTCTGATTCTAACTGAGCACGACCAGCTGGCGTGGCTTTCATTTTATCCATGTGGTCATGTAATGAATTTATTTCGTGTTTCAACCATTCAAGATTATACCATTGTTCGGTTGTATGATAACGAGGACGGAAATTAAAAATTGCTTTGTGGAAATCGGAATAATATCCTTGTAATTCTGCCACACTCATGTTATCAAATTCACTCACTCAATTCATCTCCATAATTTAATACCATTATAACACAACCAAGGATGGTGTCAACCAAGGTGTTGTTTTTTAGCAACACTACTTACCACCTAGTGCCTGTATCAATTCGGTAAGCAATTTTCTGGCCATAGAATCTGCTGTTGTCCAACATCTAATTCTTTTTAAATTGACAACCAAATCATTCTGCGTCATAAATGCTTGACCAAATCTTTAGTTTTTCTTTTTTATAATGTCTTGCTGCATTGATGGCGGTATCTGATAATACACATTGTTCTGTCAAAATGTCAATCATCGCCAATACTTGACCAACTTCCATTTGCAGTTCTTCTAATGTAGTTCCTGATTCATCGGTTGGCCATCTTGATTCTGTACCAAAACGAAATACTTTAGATGCAGCTTGGATTACTTCAGCACATTCTTCTTGTAAAATCAATAGTGCTTCTTTTTGCTTCTCATTCATTATTATCTTCTTCAATAAACTTAATCACAGGCATATATTCTTCCACTTTTTTAAGTGCTTCCAATTTCGTGGCAGCAATTACTTTGCAAGTATATAAACCATCTTTCATACTAATCGTAAATGGCACAACACCATTTATAAACCATTCTTCTTTCACATAACACTTAATGTTCCATTCTCTGGCATTAAGGCATCGTTTAATCATTTCATCAGCGATCCTTTTAGGATCAAAATCATCCGCTTCAATAATATTAGACATTTTCGTTCAATAATTGTTGGTTACGACCTTCATTTAAAAATACTTCAACCATATGTTTAGCATCAACTAATGTTTCTAATACATTCATCTTTCTATACAAACGGTCACCAATATACAACTCAACAACATAACAATGGTCATTATGAAAAATATTGGCCTTTCTATCAGGCCCATATTGTGTATGTAATAATTTCATTCATTTTCTCCAAAAGCATATTTCATAGCAGCCGCTTCTGCTTCTTCTTCGGTGTTATAAAATTCGGTTTTAAATAAATCAGATTCTTTAAAAAAATCCACAACATACGGTGCCATAATACACGATGCCACAAATAATATGTCGGCATGGCGGTGTCCTTGGGCACCAAAAAAAGATACTAATTGTTCTATCATGCTATCATTCCTATAAATCGGTTGAGAACAACACGGTTAGCGACACGACCACCAGCATACTTACTAAACGCAGATACTAGACCACGAGTGGTGGCATTTTCTTTTACTTCAAAAGTATTATCTTCTTCTGTATCTAATGCTTCAGAACGGAGAACATAATACTCATCAAAGCCAGCCGTAGTAACAACAGCAAATTTAGTTTTACGGAATGAAGCCTTGATTGTATCATAATTTGCGGTGCGTGGATAGAATTCATATATCTTACGACCAAATTCACGACCAGAAATTACATAAAAACCTAACACATTACAATTGGTGCGAGCTTTCAATAACTTGACATATGCACCGGTATGACTAGCACAATTATATATGTTATCAACAATTTCTTGGTGCTTGGTCAATGGGTCACGAATAATCAAACCAAAATCTCTAATGCCATAGTCTTTACCAATCCTGTGTAACTTGCCTTCTGTATTCTGGTCATAAGTCTGACGGAGTGAATGGCCTTCACCATCAGTTAAAAACACAGAATTTACAACTTGTAATTTATATTGTTTCTGAAATGCAGGAATAATTTCCATAGCGGCAATAACTGCTTCATTCAATGGTGTACCACCCATAGACATAAAGGTAGGAGTGTATCGCTGATTATTGGCCATAAATGTTAAAATCTTGGCCGCTTTGGTAAATTCACCAGCCGACATTTTACTTGATAAAAGATTCATCAGGTAGAAAGGGTTACTTGCAATATCACCTTTCTTTGGTGTAATTTCATACTGGTGTGCATTAAACGATTCAGGTGAAGCGAAAGCATATACATCATATGGAATATTTACTTTCTTACAGAACATTACCAAACTGATTAATTGTTTCATGGTGTTTGCAAGATGGTCGTGCATTGAACCAGACCAGTCTAAGAACATAACAAGACCATGTGATTTACCATTCGGCACCACCGAAATCTTTTTAAAGATATCATCATTGAATTGATAAGAGAAAATCTTCTTCATATCAAGGTCACCAGTTTTGGCCGTAGATGCACGTTTTAACTGGTCGGCATTTTTACGCAATTCAAATTCTTTAACAAGATAGGAAACTACCTTGTTTGTATCACGGCGCAATTTATTATATTGGCCGTTTTCTGCTTTGTCAAAATTTAATGACCAGCGAGAATATTCATCTTCAATTTTTGCATACAAAACCTTGTATGATAGAATGCCTTTCTTCATATCAAATTTTGGAATGTTACCATACATATAATTGCTTGCATTTTCAGCAAACAACTTTTTCTCATTTTGTTTAAATGCTTCATCGGTGAAAGCACGAACATTATCTTGTTCTATTTCTTTGTGGTCAAAACGGTCATCATTACCAATGATTTCGGTATCTTCATCTTCACCATCATCATAATCATCAGAAGCCTGTTTTGAGCCAGATTCGGTTTCGTCACCTTCTTCGGTTTCATCACCAAAGTCATCGTCCCATTCATTGGCAAAATCTTCACCATCATCACCATCTTCATAATCTTCGGAATCTGGTGCATTGGCTTTACGCTCTTCTTCTTTTTGTTTCATAAAAGCCAAAACTTTTTGAGCAACTACCAAAACATCATCATAACTTTCGGTAGATTCAATCTCATTGAGTAAATTTCTTTCTTCAGCACTAAAACGAATACCAAGCATAGCACCGCCTTTGCTGTGCATATTTACTCGGTCAACAAAATTCAATTCGTTTAAATCGACACCGTTAGTGCCAAAGAAATTCTTTTGAGTTAATTCAACATATGCTTTTGTGAAAGATGAACGGAGACCTGGATATTTGTATTTGACTTTCTTTTCAATACGAACATCTTCAATAACATTTGAAATGGATTGTGGGATTTTTAAATCTCTAGCACGAATAAGGCCAGATTCAGGAGTATAAAGTGCATGACCAACCTCATGACCAACAAAAAGGTCATAAAGGTAACCAGAAATATTCTTATCTAAAACAGGAATTGTCAAAACACGATTTTTGACATCAAAGCAAGCAGTAGGAACATTACGCTGTTCTACTACTAAGTTTTCGGTAGCCATCAATTTGGCTAAAAGTGATTTGGATTCAAGTAATTGCATATAAGCTCCTAACGATTAATATAACAATTATACAGGAATCCTATATTCCGTCAAGCATTTTCTTAGAAAGTGTTGTTTTTTAGCAACACCAGTGATTATTGATACATTTCCTTCATCTTTTGGTAGTCGGAAAGGTCTTTTTCGTGTTGAGATAGTATTGCCCACTTGCGAGTTACGATATCCAAGCGTTTCCAAGCAGGAATTTCTTCATCATCCGCTCGTGCCGCTTCAAAAAATAGCATATCATTTGACATTTTTCAAATCTTTCTCAAAAAAGTTGTGTTCAATCGCTGATGCAAGCTCATCGGCAAGCTTCGGATTGAATTTTACAAGAAAATAAGCAACATCTTCAGCAGGAATATGCCTTAGATTGAATATAATCTCATCCATACCTCTATGTATTTGTGTTTCTTCCCATTGTGCTAACATAATTTCTCACATTTCATAATATTGTTCAATTACAACGACATTTTTGCCTCGTTGTTTGGCTTTTCCTAGTGCCACCATGGATTGTAACTCAATTTGTTGTTCTTGGCAAGATAAGGATTCAAAATATTCCTGAAAATCATACCATTCATCATCTGTCCAACCTTTTGGTGCTGACATATCATCTCCTCATACTTGAAATTTCTTTGGCTTCAGTATCCGTGAATACCGGAACAGCATTAGACTTGTGCATTGTGCCGATACCTTTCATTTTATCGCCAGTATAAGAATATTCCGTTTTTTTAACACAAGGTATAAAACCTGTGTCAACGGATGCGTAATGGGGAGTTTCCCTGCCAACAGGAATTCTAGGAGATGGTACAGATTTGGAAATAGTCGTGGACTTGGCATATTTGCAAATCCGTGGTATTTCTGAAATTGATTTTAACCAATCTTCGTGACGTTGTTTCACTAATTTTGGAACTTTGCGTTTTTTAGACTTCGGAATGTAACCGTGTATAATCATAATGTAATCTCCCACTCGGAAATTACAAGTATACTACAGTTTGAGAGAAATGTCAAGAGATAGTGTTGTTTTTAAGACACACATACCAGTACCTATGGTACCAAAGCTTTATTTCAAAAGCGGACACCGATACTTATGTTAAAAAAATTAAAAAATAGTGGAAATAATGAAATTTCTTATAATATGAAATTAAAACCTGGTTGGCCAATCTTCCTTCTCAACCAATTTATGAGAATCTTCATATTCGTAATTTTTTAACTTCTTTACTTCTCCGTGTTCATCACGGCGTTTCTTACTGTGTAGAACATTTCTTGCGTAATCGTAATCATCAGAGTAATCTTTGTTTTTACGAAATTTACCTACAAATTTTGTCACTTACCTCTCCTATTTCATCGTTTCAAAAGTTATGCCTCTAATTTTAGTTTCGGGCATATTATGCATATCCATATTTGACACATAGGTAATGTCGGAATGTGGATAACAAATTTTTACTATTTTAAGTAGTTGGCAGACTGTACCATCAGAATCATTGAATGAGAATACTTCACCGACACATCTTATATTTTCAACAATCTCTCGGCGAGTATTATAATTATGAGTAAACCCACCAAGAGCATAGACCATCCACCAATCTGAATGAACTCCCACGACCAACCAATCACCTTTTCTTCTGCACCGTTGGAGAAAGCGTAAATCGTTAGAATCTAACGGATCGAATTCACCAGCTGTTACGATAATTCGTTCTTTGTCGTGCATTTAGGGTAAAAGATTAGGGAACGCCTCTTTAACAAAATTATATGTCAAACCTTTCACGCCTTGGTCTTTTTTAAAGATACCAATAATAACTTCAGCTTCACGAGGTTCTATTGATTCTAAAAGTTGAATTAATAGTTCGTTTTGTTTTCTTGGAGATAATTTTTCAGCTTCAGGATTTCCTTCTTGGAAAAGATACAACTTTCTAATTTCGGTGGAAAGTTGGCATCGAGATATTCCTGGTTTTGTATCAGGAGTTTTATAATTCTCTGGCATTTCTTTAATTTTCCATTTACACTCCGGATGAAATGTGAATTGTAACACATCTACCAAGGTCTTTGATAGATTCTTTTCAATTACTAACATTCGTTCTTTTTTAGTGGTTACAGCTTCAAATTCATCAAATACTTCATAGATATTTTTCATTAAAATTCCTCAATAACGTCCATTAAATTCTTTAGTTTGTTTTCAATAAAATAATTTAATAGTTTTTGGCGAGATGCCGGTTTTGCTTCATTATATGTATTTATAATTTTTTCTTTGATATCGGTCGGTATTAAAGACAGGTCAATGAGTGTGGCATTTCTGGAATAGTTGGCCTTATCAGTTTCACTATAGTCAACCACATCTTCTTTAAGATACTTATCCAATACACTCTTGGTAATAGGTTTCTGTCGTAAGTCACGGACAAAGCAATCAGATGGTGAGAACATATTTGGAATACCATCACCTTTATCACCACGAATAATCTTCTCTTTTAATTCTAAAGATGGATTATCAGATTTAACAAATTTCTTTTGTGCCGGATTATATTGTTTTACATTACTACCATAATGTTGTAATTGTAAAAAATCTCCATCACTTGATAGAATCAAAATCTTCTCATGAGCCGAATAAATTGGTACAAGTGTACCAATGATATCATCTGCTTCAGCACCCTCAACATCAATTACTTTGTATGGAAAGTTTTCACGCAGTTCAGATTTAAATTTGGCTAACATATCAAAAATCATATGCCAATCTAAATCAGACTTTTCTCTGGTCTTTTTACGACCAGCTTTATAGAACGGGAAAAATTCTTTGCGCCAATATTTACGATTATCACAACATAATACAACATCACCATAATCTTTACGAAAATTACGAATGTGCATACGGAGAATATTTAGAATCATGTGGCGAACCAGACTTTCATCTAGTTTAACACCCTTTTGACTGGATATCTGTGCCATGAGGCCAGACAGTAATACTTGATTTAAATCAACGAGAATCATAACAAACTTTCAACAGTTTCAAAACTACATTATACTATTATTTCTTCATCATGGCAAGCAGTTTATCCATGAGTTTATGTGATGTGGTAGTCTTTCTAGCAACTATGCCATAAAATCCACTTGGTATTAATCCTGAAATGTATTCTAAAGGACAGGTGAGAATGGCTTCAAAGTTATCAACATCATCATATTCTTCCGAATTTTCTAGACTGTCACGAAACAGAACAATGTGATATAGTTTGCCTAAAGTATTACCACCAACATCTTCACCCGGATTTGCATATTCGGATCCCATAATATTGATTTTACCTTCCTCATCTCCTGATAGAAATGTGATAAAATCAAATTTGTCTTTTTTTAGTGGTTGTAGAAAGTCCAGCATCTTTTTCCTTTATGTGAGTTTTTCTTACTCTAACCATAATCCATGTGTTGTAATATTCATCACTTTCCAAAACTCCTCTGGTAAACTGTTCTTTTGCTTCCAAATAAGAACATTGACCTTTAGAGTGGCATAAATGAAGAATCTCACGGACAAAGTTATCGTGTCCGTATTGTAACACATCTTGTGTTAAGATGTCACTACTTCCATAGTAAGTTTGCCAATTTGAACTGGCTTTATATCGTTTCTTTTTACCTTTGACTTGTTTGGTTTTGGCAGAATAAAATAATTTCTTGCCTATGTATTTTTTACCATTCGTCAGATTAGTTATCTGATACACGAACCCGTAATTATTACCAATCAAGTCTTCCGTAAAATCTTTACCATCATATTGCCAGTTTAGTCCCATTCCTTAGTATCCAAATCATCGTCATCATCCTCTATATAGTCCTCGGACAATTCTTCGATTTGTTCACCACAGAATGGGCAATGTTCTGGTAATTCTTGTGAAACCATTTCTTCCATAAAAGAAACATTGTAGGTTGATTCACAACTCAGGCATTCGCCTGATAATGATTTGTTTGTCATTTAAACTCCTTAATGAGCCCAAACTTCACCCCAATTTCCTGACAAAGCTCCTTTTGCATAATCAGTTGCTCTATTCTCAAAGAAATTAGTATGTGTTGGTGCGTTAATCATTTCTTCTACCCATGGTAGAGGATTCTTTTTCACTTTAAACACACCTTTAAGACCCAAAGAGATTAGGCGGCGGTCTGCAATATAACGAATATACTTCTTAACATCTTCTGAAGATAAACCTTCCATTTGATTTACGCCAAATGCTAGGTCAATAAACTTATCTTCTAATTGAACCATTCTTTCAGCAATCGTATAGATTTTTCCTTTGAGTTCGTCATTCCAAATCTCACGATTTTCTTCTATGTATGTTCTAAACAATTTAATCATGGATTCTGCGTGTTGTGTTTCATCAACAATCGACCATGTGATAATCTGTCCCATACCTTTCATTTTACCATGACGAGCAAAATTCAACAACATAATAAATGAACTGAATAGTTGCATACCTTCGGTAAAGGCCGAGAACACGGCAATGTGCGTTGCGGTATTCTCTCTAGTGGTATTCTTACTGGAGATTTCCATAACATAGTCATGTTTCTCTCTCATCGCTTCATACTCTAGGAACTCATTGTAAGTGGTTTCAGGTAGACCTAGTGTTTCAATCAGGTGTGAGTAGGCTGCAATATGTAACGCCTCTCTGGCAGCGAATCCTGTAAGCATCATACGAATTTCAGGTTGTGGAAAATATGGTAGATAGTTCTTAACATAACCACCAGCCACATCAATATCACCTTGTGTGAAAAAACGGAAGATTTGTGTTAGAAATGTTTTTTCTTCTTTAGATAGTTTTTTCTTCCAATCTTTTACATCTTCGGACATAGGAACTTCAGTATGTAACCAATGCGATTGCTCGTGTTTTAACCAGGCCTCATAAGCCCAAGGATAATTAAAAGGTTTGAAATAGTTGCGTTCTTCCGATAGATTTGATTCTATTTTTTTTATCATTATTGTTTTCCTTTAAAATTAACCTTCGCAAGCCAAACATTCGTTGCCTTGTGCAATAGCACTCATATCTAATTCTTTAATCACTTCTCTTTCAATTTTTCTGGCAACTTTGTCTGCTTTACCAATCTTTTCAGAACGACAATAGTATAGAGTTTTCAATCCTTTTTTCCATGCAAGAAAATGACAGGCATGGAGATACTTCAAATTAACATCTGGTCTAAAGAATAAATTAAGTGATTGTGCTTGGTCAATATACTGTTGTCTATCAGCAGCCAATTCAATCACCCATCGTTGGTCAATTTCCATTGATGTTTTAAATACATCTTTATCATGTTCAGACATCCATTCTAAATGTTGAACAGAACCATCATTTGCAATAATAGATGACCAAACATCATTATACCAATCTTCTGGTTTATCATGTGATAGTTTGATAATCAATTCGTCTAACCAACGATTCTTATTTAAGAATGCTCCCGAAAGAGTATCTTGTCGATAAGCGTTAGCACGGTAAGGCTCAATGCTAGGGCTAGTATTACCCATGATAATTGAAGAGGATGCGTTTGGTGCAATAGCCATAAGGTGACTAAAACGATTGCCAGTTCCCACCGCATCAGGAGCCTCACCTCTTTCCAATCCAAGTTCTTTATTAGCTGCATCTAGTCCCTTTCTGATACTACTAAAAATTCTGTTATTGGCTACTTTGGCCATAACTCCTTCAAAAGCAATTCCGTTACGCTGAAGATAAGCATGGAACCCCAAAGCACCAATGCCAATGGAACGCTCTCGCTCGGCGGAGTATCTAGCACGAGCGATAGCATCAGGAGCATTAGCAATAAAGAAACTAAGCACATTGTCGAGCATTTCAGCAACATCTTTAAGAAAGAGAGGTTCGTTTTTCCACTCATCATATGTTTCCAAGTTTAAAGAAGATAAACAACATACTGCAGTTCTTTCTTCGTTTGTTGGTAGAATAATTTCAGAACACAAGTTTGATTGGTGTACCTTTAGTCCTTTATCTTTTAACCATTGTGGTAAATGATTGTTGCTTGTATCAATGTAATGAATGTATGGTTCGCCTGTCATCATACGAAGCTCTAGAATTTTTTGCCAGAGTTCTTTTGCTGATACAACTTCACGCACCTCACCTGAATGTGGGTCTTTTAATTCCCAATCATCTTTTGCTTCAGGATCAAGCATACAAGTTTCAATGATTTGCATGAAATCATCGGTGATGTTAATACCGTGATGAAGATTTAAACAACGGACATTTGGATCGCCTGTCGGCTTCCGCATGTCTAAAAATTGAGTAATGTCTGGATGAGAAATATTGAGGTAAGCAGCATAACTGCCCCTGCGAGTGCGACCTTGCCGGTATGCCAAAGAACTGGCGTCATAGATTTTGAGGTGAGGCATGACACCAGTAGATTTATCGTCTGCTGAACGAATACCAAAGCCAATGCCAACACCACCCCCGAGCATAGAAAGCCAATTAGTTTCTGATAGATTATCAACTAGTCCCTCCGCAGTATCTTCAATATAGTTAAGGAAACATGATATAGGCATCCCACGCTTAGAACGACCAAAAGAAAGAATGGGAGTAGAATAAGACAACCAATGTTTACTGCTGTAGTCGTATAATCTCTGTGCGTGTTCCGGATTGGAACTAAACGATTTTGATACAAATGCGAATCTGTGTTGTGGTGATTCTTCATCTTCTTTCATGTAACTTTCTTTAAGTCTTTTAATTCCAAGTTCATCAAATAATTTATCTCTTTCTAAATCTATCTTAATGCCTAGGTATTCCATGTATTCGCCTTGCTTTGTTATTGTGTTATAAATTCTTGAATCATCGGGAAAACCGGTTCGATTGCTTTAGCACAAGCCAATGCAACTTCACGATGTTCCTTTTGGGTACCTTTTTCGCTTCGTAGTTGTATATAGTGAACCCAAGACCTTAGTGTTCCATTCATATACAGCCTTGAAACTGTAATGCCTTCAGGCAATACTGCTCGTGCCTGTTCTTTCGCAATACCGTGTTCAATAGCCCAACGATATGCTCTCTCTGCTGCTACGATAACATAATCTTGTTGTGTTTCCCAATTTAATTTCAAACCAACATTATCCGTTTCAATACTATTTTGTCGATTCTTTTCATCTTGCAGTCTTGCTTCTTTAAATTCAAAGCCCAAATCTGCTACTGCATATCTTTGAGAAAACTCTTGGAATGAAAAGGAACGATGTCGTAATATTTGTCTTGCTATATCTCTTGTAGTTTCAATTTCTAAACAAACATTCACCATCTCTAATGGTGACCAATGTTGATGCTTAATTAAATAACGGACCAACTTTTCAGCTGTGTCGCTATTGTTTTGATTTGATGGGTTAGAAACTCTAGCTGCATATGCTACTTGCTCTAGTAAATTCTTACCATCTGTTCCTTGTGTGTATGATATTAATTTTACATTCATTATTTAAACCTTCTTCCAATTCACTAGTTCTGCTTTTGCTCTTAAATTAACGAATGTGTATTTACTTATAATGTCTTGAATTTCATCTGGTGAGAACCCATCCATTATCATATCATTAATGTCTTTAGATTCAATCATTTCTGGCCATATCACTACATTATAATGTTTTTCTATCG